TATTTTAAAATGCCAAAGAAAATTAAAGAGTGCACTAAAGCACAATTGATTGCTGTTGAATTACCAACTCATGGAGATAGCTACACTGTTATTAGTCATGAGTCTGTAATTAATTATGTATATACAGAGCTTGCTGCTGCAGGCTTTGGAGTTGTATCTGAAACATTCAGAGCAACTGCAGATGGACAAATTGCACATGGTATTCATGTACTGCAATATCAATCTGATCCTGAGTTATCTATGATGTTTGCATGGACCAATAGCTACAACAAACAAGTAAGATTTAAGTGTGGTGTTGGTGCATATGTGAATCACGCAGGCACCTTCATGGTACATGGTGACATGGGTAGCTGGGCCAGAAAACATACTGGTACTGCAGATGAAGAGACTGTTGAGACTATCAAGGGTCAAATCAAAGATGCACAAATGTATTATGATCAGTTAAAAGCTGATAAAGATGCAATGAAAGAGATCAAGATGAACAAGAGAAAACAAGCTCAACTTCTCGGTATCTTGTTTGCAGAGTATCAGATCTTAACTACTGAACAAGCAAGCATGGTTAGATCAGAAATGATTAAGCCTACACATGTGTTTGAAGACTCAAGTAGTTTATGGGCTTTCTATAATTATGTAACTACTGCACTACAATCTTCACATCCTAAGACTTGGATGGAAGATCAACGTGTCTTACATTATTTTATATCAAGTGTTAATAACTTTTCTAAGCCTTCACTACCTGAGCCAGTTGTAGAAGCTACAGTAGATCCATTAACTATAAATTATGGTCAACCTGAGAATCAACTCAATATTTTAACAGAAATTGAGAAAACTGAAGCTGAGGAACCTTCATTAGAATTAGAAGCTAAGGAAGATTTAGATGTACTTAAGGAAGATTTAGACATTTATGATTCTAATTCAGATTCATACCTTGAGACCCTTGAGAACCTTGAGACCCTTGATGAAAAATCTAATGAAGTTATAGAGGAAACAGTAAGTTATACTGACCCTATGGGTAATACATTTGAAGCACCAGTTCTTTTTGATACTATAGAGCTTAATAAAGAAACTAAAAGGTCTGTACTAATCAGTCCATGTGCTGCTCATGATTTAGAAGCAGACAATTTCATGGATGCTCCTGATGAAACGGCAGAAGAAGTTATATCTTTAGAACCAAGTCCTGAAGATCATCTAGAATTTGAAAAAGAGCAATTAGAAACTGAAGATGATTTTGCATTTGATTTCTCAGATGATGAGGATGATGATGCTGCATTCTTCTAAGAGCCCAAAAGGGAACATAAATATCAAACAGAAAAGGGGTGTGGCTTTTTAGTCACCCCCTTTTTTTTTAACTTTGCTTATGGCAACTCTACAAGAACAAATAGAAGAATTAAAAGCAAAGCTGTCTGGTGATATGTTCCAAGACTTAGAGCTTATGCAACAGATTTATGAACTTAAAAAACAACTAAATCCTGAAATTGAAACTAACCCAGAGTTAGATGATGATGATGGATGCTTATACTGCGGAAGTTAATATGAAAGAACAATTAAAAGCTGTGGAGACATTCCACAATGCATTTGGACAAGAGAATGGTAAATACCCTAGACCATTAGATGAGCATGAGTTTAACCTTAGACACTCTCTTATGAAAGAAGAGAATGATGAGTATTTAGAAGCATGCTTTAAAAACTCATTAGTAGAAATTGCTGATGCACTTGGTGATCAGTTGTATATTCTATGTGGTACAATTCTTAAGCATGGTATGCAACATATCATAGAAGATGTATTTAATGAAATACAAGCAAGTAATATGAGCAAGTTAGGAGATGATGGTAGACCAATTTTAAGAGAGGATTCAAAAATACTAAAAGGCCCTCATTATTTTAAACCTAATTTAGAGCCTATAGTCTTTCCAAAAGAATCCAACCTTTAGATTTATTATGCTTTAGTAAAGCTGAATTATCAAAATTGTTATCTCTTGAGAATGAAGCCAGATTAGTAATAATGTGTTCTTTTTTATCAGGAGATAACAATTTATATGTTTTTGCATGTGCTTTAATACAACCTTGTTGAAACTTTTCTTTTTGTTCAAGTGACCTATTTTTATTTTGGAGAGTAACATGTGGTCTCTTACCACAGTTTATTTTTTTACCTTTTCTTTGCATAGACCACAAAGCTTTAGTTTGTTCAGAATGTTTATATCCTTTAAGTGATGAACTAATTTTAGCTTTTATTTCATTAGATGTAACTACTCCTTTTCTAGGGTGTATATTATATCTAATTGCTCTAGAAACACATTTATTTAACCAAATATTAGGAGATTTTAAAACTTTGAGTCTTCTCAAAACAGTTTCCTCCCAGGCAATAGCCTCTTGTTTTGTAGTAAAAACTTTTCTTACTTCAAATAAAAATGCCTCTTTGCCGTATTGATTAATAAGGTTTTTGATAACTTTACTTGAAGTAAAATATTTAACCCACAAATCTTCAGATGGTGGAACTTTATTTCCCCATCTTACACCATAATAGAACTTATTATTTATGGTGCATTTAATTAAATAAGTATAACACATAATACAAATATATGAAAAAAATCTTATATAAACCTGTTCTCCGTGAAGATGGTAAAATTTTGAAAGGACCTGGTTATTTTAGACCAGATCTTAGTAAATTTATAGAAATCAAGTAGTTATGTTTAACATTAATCCAAACCAAAGCAAAAGATTCTTTGTAGTAGATGACTTCTATGAAGATCCTATGGCTGTAAGAGCGCATGCATTATCTCAAGTATACTTTCCAGGGGAAGGAGCTGTGGGTGAAAGAACCCGTCAGCAATTTTTATTTGAAGGTCTCAAGGAAAGATTTGAAGAAATCATGCAGATTAAAATTGCAGACCATACTGATGATGGTTTTGGTTGGTATGATGTAGGCATTAATGGTAGGTATCAGTCCTGTATAGCAGGAGTACCACAAGTATTCCATTGTGATGCACAACAATGGGCTGCTGTTATATTTCTAACACCGGATGCACCACCTCAGTCAGGAACTAGTTTCTATAGAAACAAAAAATCTAAAGTATTCCATAACTCTCAAATAGATTGGTCAGTAGGAGAAAATGGTAATGCCTTTTCTAAAGAAACATTTCTAGACCCAACTCCATTTGAAAGACAAGACACTGTTGGTAATGTGTTTAATAGACTAGTTATTTTTGATGGTGGTTTAATCCATTCAGGTAATGATTATTTTGGTCACAACAGAGAGACAGGAAGACTGTTTCAAATATTCTTTTTCAACGAATGCAATTCTTAAATTCTCACCCTATTAAAAAGTCAGACCTTGGCTTTCATGGTAATCTCTTTGGAGGTAAACTATTAGCATGGATAGATGCAGCTGCTGCTGGATTTGCTATGCAACTATGTGATACTCCAAGAATGGTTACTGTAAGTATTGATAAATGTAACTTTGAAAAGCCTGCAAGGGAAAGTCAGTTACTTAAGATCTATGGTAAACCTAATAAAGTAGGTAACACATCTGTTACACTTTATATGGAAGCTAGAGCTCATAATGTATATACCGGTGTCCAGTCAGTAGTACTGAAAACAAACATAACATTTGTACATATTGATGAAGAAGGTAATCCTATTCCTATTGGAGAAAAAGGTAGGAGAAGAATTACAAATTTAATAGATGAAAAAGATGGAGACTCTTAAATGTTTTGAATGTAAAATAGAAAAGCCTTTAAGTAAATATGCTCCAAACAGAAGAAAGTATCAAATCAAATCTAATAAAGGCCGGTGTATTATATGCAAAAAGTGTGTATTACATAATGCAATCACTAAATTATATGTAGTTAGATATAATTTTGATGAAAACAAATTTGAAATAATAAAATTCAAAGATGCTAATGAAGCTGTAGAATTTATTAATAAAGAAGAAGGGGAGTATTAACTCCCCTTTTTTTATTTATTCAGAGCTGCCTGGAAGTTTTTAACTGCTTGTTCAGGAGTAATATTATTTCCTGTGTATCCAATTAGTTTTAAGAAATAAGCCCAAGATTTATTGTCTCCTTTTTCCCATACACCAGTCCTTCTTTGGTATGAAAGTTTTTCTTCATCCCACGTAAATAAAAACTGGTCTGTGAATTTAATCATGTTATCTACAGTAGATGTCATAGCTGTTGGAGATTTTACAATTCTATATGCATCTTTAAAACCAACACCCGGCAAATACTGCTGTGTCTCACTCCTAAGTCTTATTGCTTGATAGAATAAGAAATTATAAGCAAAACTTTTTTTAGTTTCTTCTTCATCATCATCATCAACTAACATAAGAAGTCCCCATATAAGCATTGATAATGCTAAGATAAATCCTAATTCAGTTAATGTTCTTCTTACTTGTGCTTTTTCAAAATCACTAAGAGTACTCCATTGTTTTGCAATACCTGATTTAAATGTAATAAGATCTTTTGCAAATGAATTCCAGAATGTTCTATAAAAACCTTCTGTCATTGCTCCAAGCTCTTGATCCATACCTAACTTCTTAAATCTTCTTGTATAAGAAGGGACTAAGAATTTTCTATACATTAAAGCTAATCTACCAAGAGTATGTTTCTGAGCTACAGATTTGTCAAAGTTATTATAGATACCATGCATTCTTTTATTTAAAGCATGGATTTTATTCTGAACATCTAATCTCATCTCTTCAGTGAAATCAGTTTTGTTTTTGATTTCATCTACACCATACTTTTTATATGCATCCATTAAAGATATCTCTTGCCCTGACTCATTATCTTTTACAGTGCGGGAGTTAAGCATAGCAAATAAAGTAGATACTTGAATCTCATGTTCACCAAAGTGTAGGTTAAAGAATATAGTATCTGTAGAGAAAAGTTTATTAGCCACACTTGCAGTTACTACTTTACCAAACTGATCTTTATATTCTCCTTGCATTGGATCATACTGCTCAATAAGTTGGCCCATCAAACTTTCCGGGGTAAACTTACCAAAGTCAGAAAGCATTTGAGGAATAGTTGTCCAATAATCTTTCTTACCTTTTGTCCAATCTTTCATATTAAAGAATTCACCTGAGGCAGCTTCAATAAGTAATTGAATATTACCCTGTAGGTTGTTACTCATACCTTTAAGTAAATCCAAAGACAATGTAGATACTGCAGAAAAGTTCATCATCTTATCTATAATCTTATCTACTGCAATACCTGCAATTTCAAATCTTACTTTTGATTCACCATAGACTACCATGTCTATAAAGTCATTAACTCTTCTAGCTGAAAAATTACTACCATGTGTTTTTAGATATCTATCATATCCAAGTCTTTTAGCAATAGAGTCTACAATTGGAATACCTTTAGTATTAGTTTCAGCAATCTCTCTATCACCAATAATTTCTTTGAATAGATTTATCTCATTGTAAATACCATTCATAGCATTATAGTTATTTGACATAGAGCCAAACATTAATACAGAACGCATGAGGTTAAGACTTACATCTGCTTCATCCATTGGTTGAACAAAGTAAACAGGTAAAAATTTATTACCTTCTTCTCCAAGTCCTAAATCAACACCATATTCTACATCATAAGCTTTTACATTGATGAGTTCACTTGCTGTGTTTTTAGTTAAATCTACTATACCTTTTGCAAGCAAACGTTCACCATTTGTTTTTTCAATTGATGGTAAAACATATCCTGGTTTCTGTATATCAGGTAAATTTTCTTGAGACTTTAAATATTCATCTACAAGAAATTTATGATACTTACCTTTTGGGTTCAATGGATTACCACTAGCATCATATAGTGCACTCCATTTAGCATTGATATATTTTTCAGCTGGCATTACTAGTTCACCAGCTTTACCGTATTTATAACCTACAATCTTACCGTTCTCATCAATCTTAAGATTTTCTCTTCTCCAATCTTGGTATTCATCTTCAGTTAAAAGACCACGGTTTCTTTCAAGTTCCTTTTGTTTTAGAATTTCTCTAATTTGCTCCTTAGGTTTTGGTACAGTATTAGCATCAAACCATGCATTTACTTTTGCATACCATTCACGAGCATCAGTAAGGTTATTAGGTTTCTTTCCAATAGATTCAAAGAATTTAGCTTTCTCTTTATGAAACTTAGACTGGTCATACTTTTGTACAAATGCAACTCTCTTGTCTAGAATAATTCTTCCTTCATTAGTTCTTACATACTCACCGGTTTCAGGGTCAGTTCTTGGTACAGAAATAGTTTCATATAATCCTTCATTAAACTTGGCAGGATTATCTCTCATCAAACTTGGTACACTTGCTCGGTATTCATTGAAAGCTTTTGCAGCTCTTTTTCTTAATTCAATATCTTCCAACCTTGCAGTTTCCATTTCCGTCTTTACAGCTCTGGCAAATAAACCTAGTGCACTATCAGGAGAACTAATTAAAGGTGCAGTAAGGTAATCAAATACTGTTGTATCCTTAGTAGCTTTTTCAAGAACTTCAATCATGGATTTTTTATCCAGGGTGAAGTTTAAAATAGTATCAATCCTTTGTTGAATTTCATCAGTCTTCTTAGCAATGAACTCAGGAGAATTTTTTGGGTTATTCTTAATAGCTTCTAACTTTTTTTGTTGCTGATAAACTTCTTTCTTAATTCTTTCATCAACACCCATTGGTTTATAATCTAATAAGAAGTCTGCCATTAATGGAATACCTTCTGCAATAAACTTAGTCTTAATATTATCTGTCACAGATTTAGTAAAAGATAACATCTCTTGTGGAGTCAAAGTCTTTTCATCTCTTTCAGACATTGCAGCAATATCTACAGGAGTAGAAAAGAATTTAAGAACATCAGCTTTCTGTATCTCATTAATGATGCTGTATCTATTTGCAAAGTCTTGCATAGCTACAAGTTCTTGTATAGCTTCCTTTCTAGATAACTCTCCATTCTGAATTTTGTTAATGACATAGTTAAAGTGCTTGTGAGCAATCTTAGATTTATTAAATGCATCTTTGACAAACTCATTAATACTTTCAATACCATCTAATTCTTTAAGGATATTCATCAAGTCTTTTGTTTCCTTGATTTTCTCCTTTTGTTTGTAGACATTGCTTCTCTCAAGAACTTTAATTTTCTTTTCTAGATAGATACGGATGTTCTCAACAAGTCTTGTGACTTTGTCTTCCTCCATCTCTTTTCTAGTAGGCTCTGCTTTTCTTGCAGTATCACCTTCTTCTTCTATCTCCTTGTACTCATTCCTTTTGTCATCTTTATCAAACTCTTCAGCCTCCCATCTTTTGCGGGCTTCTACTCTGTCACCACCGGTTTCAGAAAGAATTTTTTGCCATTCCGGATCAGTCTCTATAGGGCATCTATCTATTCTCATTATTTACAGATTTTTTCATTAATAAGTGAAGCAACATCATCAACTTGGTCTTTAGTTTCAGCATTTTGAATTTTATCAATCAAGTCTTTAATATCATAACCATATTGGCCTAATAATTCTTCTAAGTTATATTGTTGTTTTAATACTTGGATTTGATTAAGTAACTCTGTCTTGTATGCATTAGTTGCAGGAACATTTATATTACTTGGTACACCAACTTGGCCAGTAGTTAAATCAATATTTTTCATCAATACGGTTCCACTTAAACTATCTACTAAGTTATATAATCCATCTGAATTAAGTACATAGAATCTACCTGCAGAAGTTACAAGCTTGTTAGGGAAGATGTTATTGTTTTTAGCAACTGCATCTTTAAAGTCTTGTATGTCTGTATTAGTTTCAGGGATTTTACCTAGACCAGCCTCAGCATCTGCAGATATAGCAGAAATAGGTGTTGTTTTATAAATATATCTACTTTGTAATCCAGCTAAAAACTGTTTACTAAATCTATCATTTGCTCTAAAATCTGCTCCGTCTTTAAATCCTTCGGCTTTTGAAAATTGATCAAATGTTCTAGTACTTATTCTTCCAGTTTTTTCATTAACTATAGTTACAGTATCTCCATTTAATGTTGCTTTACCTAAATATGTAAATTCAATTACATCATTAGAACCTTTAACTGTATATTTACCATCATTGATAAAATAAGTTCTATTTGTTATAGTCTTATTACCACTGAATATTTTAGCAACATTATCTGAACGCATTGCTACTTCTCCTTTAGTTTCCACTTGAGGAGTTGCTGTTTGTTCAGTAGCAAATGAGAACGATGCAACTGCTGCTGTATCCATATCTGCTTCAGTAAATGTTGCTGGTGCCTCACCCCTGAAGTCAAATCCCCCTACCGCAGTGTCTTTGCTGTTGTACACATATGCATAGTCACTAGCTCTAGAAATTGCGACATACTTGAGTTGATCTTTGATTGCTTGTTGACCGTTCATACCAAGCTTTCTCTTGTTTGCAATAGCTGATGCTAAGCTTGAGATACTGTCGTCAAAGATGAGTACTTTGTTGTACGTGCCTCCTTGAGATTTGTGAATGGTATGAGCATAGCCATAGTCTATACCTTTCTTAGCAATGAATCTACCGTTTTCTTTGATATCTTTATTGAATATAATTTGATTACTTACGGAACTAATTTCTGAGAATAGTTTTCCTCTATCTCTACCGTCTACTCTAGGGTAGTAACTCTTAAGTTCTAATATACCTTTAGCAATTTGTGTAAGTGCTTCATCATTACCGTCTGCAGGAAGAGCAATTGAGAATAATTTATCTGGATTAAGTATATCTTTAACAGTTACTATATATCCACTAACATTTATTTCTTTGTCTTTTCCAAATCTTAAGAATCCACTTGATAAATCAGCAACAGGAACTTTAATAGTTAAGTCTGTTTTTTCTGATACATTTTCAACTACATAGTCACCAGAGTTAATTAAATTTTCTCCAATGTTGTCATAGCCCATTAAGATATCACCTTTAATGTAAGGAGTATTTTTAGCTTCCTCACCAAACATAATATCTCTAGCTTGTAAATTAATTCTAGCTACATCTTTATTAAGAGAAGAAAGAATTCTAAAATAAAGCATGTTACCAGAGTCTTGCATCTCTTTAAGATTCTGACCCATTACTTGATTTAATCTATCTGGAGTATCAAAGAATTCTACACCATTACCGTTAATTTCTTCAGTAACATATGTAAAGTCTTTACCTTCTCTTGCTCTAGTTGAGTTTAATAGAATAGGATTGTCTCCGGTTCTTTCTACTTTAGTAAGTTGAGCTTGGTTCTTAGGATCATCAAATACTTTAGATTCTAATTTAGTATCATCTTGAACTGGTCCAAGCTGACCTTTATCTCCAGCAAAAATAATTCTGAGGTCTAAATCTTTTTTGAACTGTTGAATTAAATCATACAATTCATTTGTAACCATAGAAGCTTCATCTACAATAATAATGTCTCTTCTATTAAGCTCAGGTTTTCTAAATGCTTCAGTTTTAACATCTCTAACATCTAATGCATCCCCCTCAAGATTGAGCATAGGGTTAAGACCAAATAAAGAGTGTAATGTTTTAACCTTAGCTTTAGGATTCTTCATCTTAGTTACCGCATTAGCACGGTGAGTAGGTGAAGTATAAATAGGTTTAACATAACTTTTCTCTTTTAAATACTTATCAAATATTCCAAGTATAGTTGTCTTACCTGTACCCGCATAACCAGATAAAGTAATTTCATTATCATAGTTTCCAGGATTATTATAGAAGTCCTCTAGTTTGTATAATGCAGCTTGTTGTTCAGCATTAAGTTGGAAAGGAACATTAATAGAAATACCATCTGCAAATACAAATGTGTCAGCAGAATTCTGTGATTGAACATCTAATTGTGTAGGAGTTTCTCTAAATGGTCTACCATTTTGAGGATCTACATTTGGATTAGTATTGTATGCATTAAGCAATTTAGCTTTAGCATCTGCTTTACCTTTGTAACCTTCTACATCTACACCAATACCGTCTTGTAACTTAATAGTATACATAGAACCAAAGTATCTGTATTGGTCTGTAGTCTTAGTTTCAATTGGTTGTGTAATCTGAGGTGTTTGAACAGGTTTAGTAGTAGCTTTACTCCAAGTACCTATAGTTTGTCCATCTACAGTTACTTCAGAATAGTTATAACCTTTAGACTCCATGTTTTTATAAAGTCTTTTTTCACCTTCATTATAATCAGAACTATCAATATAAGATTTATTGTCAGTAAGAATTGTTGCTCCTGCTTCTACAGCTTTAATAGCTTCTTTAATTGTTCTGTCTTGCTGAGATTTTCTAAGTTCTAAATTATTAGCAGGTCTTTTACCACCAATAGAAACAAATATTACATCATCAGCTGAATAGTTACCCGTATTAGCAAGTGCTCCTGCTTGTTGTCTATATGTTTCTGTAGAACTTCCTACAATACCTTCACCAAACCCTATAAACTGTGTAGCAATGCTTGCTTTAATTACAGCTTTTTTATCAGCCGCTTGAATAGGAGTTACCGTAAAAATATTCTTTTTAGTTGTAATATTTGAACTAGGTGTTGCAGTTAATTGTGGTGTAAAGAATGGTTCATTGTCCATTTCTTCAAATGGATCTTCTTCAGCTTCTACTGCACGTAATGGTGCTTCTTTGTTAAACTCATCTTCAGTCAAAACAAAATTCTTAAATTGTTTTTGTTCTTGACTAACAGTAAAGTCAAACACATGACTTAAAGTTTTGCTATCCCAATAGTTAAGCTTAAATAAATTAGATGCGTTCTGCATTGCAGATTGAATCATATCTTGTGGAAGAACCTGGTCAAATCCATATAATGTAGAACCAACACCATGCTGATATACCGCAACTAAAGGTAACATATGGAACAGTCTACTAATTCTAAAGTTCTCTTCAGGATCTGCTACCTTTTGAATTCTTGGATTAGCTAATGATCTAATATTATTTGCATAGGTATCTTTTGTCATACCATCAATTGCATCTCTGTCAGTAAGAGTAAGAATATTAAAGTCAGTAGATGCAGACGTACTTAAAATAGAAATTTGTTCTAAAATAGGGTAGTCAATAGTTAACTTAGGATACTTTTGAATTAAGTCTAGTACTTCATTAGTATATGAATAGTCATTGTTTCTCATCAATGCATTATAGTTAAATGCATCAAGGAGTGCAATCTTATTTAATTCAGTTCCTGTGTATCCTTTGTTTTGCAAATAAGCTCTGAATATGCTATACTTAATATATGCTTCTTCAGATGGGAATGGATCTTGTTCTATTTTAAATGGTTCAAGACCCGGTCTTTGAGCATAGCTTCTTGGACCAACTGCTGTATCTAAATAACTCTTATTAGAAAAGTCTTCTCTAAGATTTTGTGAGTTAACATATACTACACCATCTTTTATTTCAACATCTGTTGAAAGATTGTTAGATAGCTTAACTGGCATCTCTTTAAACTCCTGAGGAATTTTTACAATATTACCTTTTGCATCCATAAAATTGGATAAGTAATTCTGTAAGATAAAGTTGCTGATATTGTTTTTAAATGTATCAACAAAGTTTACCATTCCATCATTTGTAAATCCAAACTTTTTACCAATAAGTCCTTTGTATGTTGAGTTTGCTAAAGCTTCTTCAATAAATTTATTTGTTGCATCACCATTTCTAAGAGATAACATTTGTGAAACTACATCCACAATGATTCTCTTATCTCCTAATGAGCTTGTAATACTTTCATTAAAGATTTTATCTTTAGATGCTTTGTCTACTTTACTATTATTATCTAATGATTCAATGTCAAGGTCTCTTAAAATAATCTCTTGAATGTTTCTGAAAAGAGTTGTATCCGGTTTAGATCTTCTTTTCATTAAACCAATGCCTTGGATTTGTTTTTGAATTTCATTAAAATGTAAAAGCATTCCCATTGCTGCAATATTCTGGTTAGGAGTAAGTTCCTGACCTTTAGAATATGCATCAATAAGTTCATCCATCATCTGTATTGGATAACCTTGTTCATACTTTTCATTTGCTTTAGAAGCAGCATTATAGTAACCAGCATTTGTTGCAGTTGGTTTTAAATAAAGCGTTCTTGTATTACCTGAAATATCAATATCAACTGCAGAAATTGAATTTATATTATATGTTGAATTATTAAGATTAGTTTTTAACTCAGCATAAGTAATTTGAGTTGGAACATCAACCCATCTACCTTTTACTTTTTGTTTAACATATACTGTAATCTGATCATTTGGCTGAAGCATAGATGTTGATGCATTGAAATAATCTTGCATATGTCTTGCAATAACTCTAGTTGTTGCTTCATATCTTTCAAATGGTTTTTCTTTTGCTGCAATTCCCATTGCTTTTGCAAAAGGTCCACTGATTTTTCTTAACTCTTCAGCATACTCTCTAATAAATGGAGATGACACAAATTTAACTGCATACTCTCTAGGTACACCAGCTCTAAGTAAATAAAGCATTGTTGGAGCAAGTTCATAGTTACCTTGAATGTAGAATACCCATTCATCTTTTTCTACGTCTACCCAACCGTTCATACCTTGTGAAACCACATCAGCAATTTTATCTACTCCTCCAACATCATATATATTAGAAAGTGATATTCTACCAGTTTTCTTATTTTTATTATGAGGAAGGAAAAGTCTCATGTCATAAACTGGATCCCCAAACTCAACATATTTGCCTAGATTTGGATCATATTCAGACATTTTATATTTTTCAGGAAGAGTAACACCTGCTTGATTAAACACAGGGTTCATTGCATTCTCACTAGCTGCAATACCTAATACTGCTTTACCAATAATGTTATGTCCGTGTTTAGCTACATTGTATCTTTGTTCAAGTACAGTAGTAGGGCTAATCATTTTTTTACCTTTACCACTTACATTTGTAGACTCACCATTTACTTTTTCATACTTATCAAAGTCACTTACTTTATCCTCAAGCTGTTTTGATAATTCTTGGAGTAATGCTGTATCATTTGGTCTAACTAAAGAAGCAAAGTTTTCAGGAAGTTCAAGAAGACCTCTAATGTTTTCAATGAAACTGTTTTCAACAGCCATCTTCTGCATCTTCATCAATTCTTCTTTCTCTTTACCAGAAGCTTTAGCATATGCCTCAAAGAATTGCTTTCTTGTCATATTAGATGTAATGGCTTTACCATCCTCACCAATATTAGGCATGAATGTAGTAAGTTTATCTACGTCAAAGTCACCACCTGATTTAGCTACAATCTCTGTAGGTACAATGATAATAGAACCTGCAGCCGGATCTAAGAATTCATAAACTTCCATGAACTCCATAGAGTTAAGACCCTGTACTGGAATACGTACAGCAGTCATAGTAATTGCTTTTCTATTATTATCAGTATCTAACCATTGATCATTTTTAATCATCTCATTAAGTCTCTCAATTGTTCCAATTGGTTGACCATCTAAGTGATTAAGATTATATAGTTTGAAGAAATCACCCTGCATAGCAATAGCAACTTTCATTGCATTTGTTTTACCATCTTTACCTGGATGATAGAAAGGAAGTGTATTACTGCCAAGATATTTTTTAACTTCTTTTTGAGAAGGAGTAGTCCACATATTATTGGTAAATGAACTTGCAACTTGTACAAGTGCTTCACCTTTAACTTTCTGGCGTACAAACTTCTTCTCAACAATTGACATTATAGTATCTTCAATTGTTTTAGCATCTAAGAAATAAGACAAGTCATACTTTAATGAACCGTCACTATTTGTTTTAAGTGCTCTAAGTAAATGATCTGGGTAATCTTTTCTTCTAAGATTATCTTTTATTACTTCTAGGAATCTATCTGGATGTGCAAGACCTTTGCCTTCTACATATCCAATTTCTTCCATTAACTCAGTTTTAAGTAACTCAGTATTGAATGCTACACTATCTTCATATGCTTTAACTAATCCTGAATACTGAGGCATAGTCATATCACCTTGCTCATACAAACCATCAAGAATAAGTTTTCTTAACTGTGTAGAGAAGATAGTTTTGCCTTTATATTTATTAGGTACGTTAGTTACTTCTTTAAGGAAACCTGCATTAAATGTATTCTTAGTAAATACTACAGACTCATTAAATCTTCCATTTTCATCTATAGCATTATCTGGTTCACCGTCTGAAGTTTTTGTACCAACTTTAGAACCTGAATCAAATGTTAGATACTGAATGTTTTGCTCTAACATTGATTTATGCATTTTATCTAAATCACTTCCTTGTTTAATTACACTAGGAATCAAAGGAAATAATGCAAACTTATGAAATGCTGTTACCGGCAATACAGTATCTTCTAGATATGCAAAGTTTTGTAACTTATATACTGGGAAGAATTCATCAAGTGGTCCTGTAATTGGTTCACCTTTTACAATCTTTTGATAAACTTCTTCTTGTTTATCACTCCATTTATTCTGAAGTTTCTTTAAAGTTCTGTATGCGTCAAATGTAATGTAACCTTGACCATCACCTTCTTTAATTTCTCCTTTAGTATATTTTTCTATTTCACGGTCTACTGTTTCTTTAATTTTCTCAGCAGACATTTTAGTATTCTCTTTATAGAACTTTTCAAGACCTGCTCTGATATCATTAATATAAACACTGTCTCTTTTAATTTCTTGGATTACTGCAGTATTTAATGAGCCATCATAAATAAACTTATCATACTTAGCTCCAAGTGAAGCAGCATAAGTTTTACCTAAATTAAATTGCTCATTGATGTATCTAATAGCTGCAATATCTGTTCTAAATCTACGTCCATTAGAAATTAATCCAGAAGTTCTTTTATGAAAATCTTGTTTAGTATGATCATACTGTGCAATATCACCATAGAATATAACTGATGTCTCAACATTATGAATCCATGAATTATACATGTAGGTTTTCATAAGAAGCTGTTCTTTTTGAGCACCTGTAAATTCAGGAAGATTGAATCTATCCATCAATTTAGGGTCAACATATTTTGCTTCTTGTAGATAATTATAAAGTTCTTTAGACTTAGCTTCAAAATATGCTTGTACTTCTTTAAGAATTTCTTCTTTAAGTACAGGATCAGTAGTAAGATAATTTAAAAGATCTACCTCAGTTGTATTTACTTTAGATAAGATTTTTTTCTTAGTATCAGTAGTTAATACACCATCAAAGTAATTAAACTGTTCACCAGATGCTTTTCCGTCCCTACCTTTTTTGTTATATCCAATATAGTTTTTAGCTTCAGGATTAGTTTTATAGATATTGATCCTTGCTACCTCAGATGAAACATATGGAAGAATAATCTTTTCAATAGCATCTAACTCTTTATTAAGGTCAAGGAATGTATCAAAATCAACATAAAGATGTTTATCTTCTTTTGTTCCAATACCTGGCCACTCAATGCCACCATCTAATCTCCAACCAAATGAAGATGATTTAGATCCCGGTCTAAGAATTTCTTGTATACCTGATTTAAGCATAGTGTGAAACTCCTGAATGAATTTACTTCTTGGATCTAAACTAGTTGTAGTTGAACCATCTTTACCTGAAATTTGAGTTCCAGATGCCATTTCAATTACAATAGATCTACCTTCTCTCTTTTTATTACTTGCATCAAATAAAGTATTAAATGTCTGAAGATTATTAGTCCAAGGATTTCTTTTTGGATCTAAGTAACTTGTAATTGATCCTTGTTTAAATAGATCAGTTTTATTCTCTGCCGTATTAAGAGCATCAGTAATAACTGTTAATGTGTTATCAGTTGTATGCTCATTTACTCTTTTCTTAGCAGCATTTAATACACTGAAGTTAGAACTTGTTGCTCCGTATCTATTTTGTAATTCAATAAGTCTATTTACAGCAGTAGTCAATTTTAATCCTGCAATATAAATTGCAGAACCAGGTAAACCAACAACTCCTGCTGGAAAACCTTTAGAAAGAGTTTCAATTGGATTTGACTTAAATGCATTAATTATTTTCCAACCCTCTTCTGTTACATTACCTGAAGCTTGTACATCACGTAATTCTTTTACAGCTTTAAATAAATAATCAATACTATAGTCTTTTCTATTTTTTGGATCTCTTAGGTTTTGTTTAATCTTACCTAAATCATCATATTTAAAACCAATAGCTTTTAAGAATTTATATTCAGCATCTTCACCAGATTTAAGTTGACCATTACTATCAATAAACTCCTGAACAATAGCATTTAGATTTAAAATGTTATTGTTAAACTTATCTTTGGTGATAAATTTATTTGGCTTTTCAGCTTTAAATTGACTAGTAAACTTTCTTTTAGTACTACCAATATCCATTGAAGTATTGGTTACTTCAGTTGTAGTTCCTGACTTATCTTCATTTACAAGTAATTGTATATACTTGATTCTTGGAAGACTAAATGCATTCCAAAAAGAAGTAGTAATACTAAAACTAGTACCGTTTTTATGGTCTTCAATTTCTGGATTAGGTAACTTATAATCTACAAGTTGTTTTAGTTCAGGATATGTAGCAGATGCCTCAACAATTCTATTGTAAATTGTTTGAGGATCTTTAGCCCCATTAGTTGATCTTACAAGTGCATTCCATACTTTTTTAAAGCTTGCTCTCTTTTTAAAACCAAGTCTATCATATTCATACTGACCGGCTTTATTGATAGCAAATAAACTCTTAAGCATATAGATCACTTCATTATCAGCTAACTGTTGAAGTGTTACATCTCCTACACTATCTTTGAATTTTTCACCACCTTCAGAATCTTCTATGTCATTAGTTGCTTCTTCTGGATCTGATTCTTGTAAAGAAACTTTTTTGTTAATGATATTAAAATCTGAATGCTTTTTATGAAACTTAATAACATTATCCCAGTTCTTAAGTGCAGTTTGGAAAACTTTTAATCTATCAAGATCTTGTTGTTGTGCAAAATCTAAATCTGGTTGTGTAGTTCCAGCATTTGGATTCTCAACTATTTCAGTATAGTCATTAGTCTTTTTATTCTTATATGCTTCAAATTGAGCTCTAGCTTCTTCAAGGCTATTTACAATAACAATGTTTGCCGGAGTCTTATCAATACCTTTAATTGAAGCATGTGTATAAAAATCACCTATAACTTCAGCATCTTCATATACCTCACCTTTGATTCTTTCTCCTTTTTTGTTGTCTAAGTTAAGATTGTCAAAATCTTCAACTTGAGTTTTAAGGAAAAAGTACTCATCATCTCCTTTAGAATTTTTAATTACAGCAATTGCATTATTAGAAATATCATCAAGAGTGGTTAAACTATTAAATGGTGTAACTGGTTTAAGAGGAAGCTTATCTTTGATAGCTTGTACTCTATCTTGGATTTCTTCTTTTAAGAATTCATAAAGAACTGTTTTATTATCATCCTTTAGAATTATGTTAATTGATCCACTTTTATTTGCATCAGCACCATTATGCTCTTTACTATACAAATAAGCATTGTCAATTTCTTCTGAAATTAATGAGTCTAATGCATTTGAAAGATCTAACGAATCTCTCTCAGTAAGTGCATCTTGTTTATAATCAATTTGCTGTCTAACTCCACGGTTAAGCATGTCCCATTGAACATTATCAACTAATGGTGTATAGTCATTTAGTAACTCTGGGTTGTTAGATGCAAAATATAATTTATTAAATAATTCACCAGCTACCCCATACGTTGAAATTTCTTCAGGTTGTATTTGGTTAGCTAATGATTGTTTACCAGTAAATAACTTCTTTAAGAAATTTAGTATTCTTCTAAATAAAGTGTTTCTTACAGGCGCACCTTTTTTAGTCTTTGAAGAAAGAGCATATGATCTAAAATCTTCTGCTAGTACTTCTTCAATTGCACGTGCAGATAAATTCTTAAACTTAGGATCAGAATTCCTAACCTCATTGTATAATTTTAATTTCTCTTCTCTTGTCAAGAACAACTGAGAGAATACGTGCCATGCCTCATGGTAAGTATCTACCATTGAACCTTTAGTAGCTTCATTGATAAGAATCTTACCAAGTTTACCATCTAAGTTTTGTTCAGCAAGAAGCTCAGAACCAGCTGCAATAAATCTTGCATATACATTAGAGTTAACAATATTTGCTACATGTTCTAATGAAATGAATTTAGAAAGCGGAGAATTATTCCACCATGTAGTTGCAGCATCTATTTGTTCTTGTGTAACTTCATTTGAAAGTTCTGCAGATCTATCTAACTTAAATTTACCATAGTCTCTTTTAAATCTTCTTGATATAGGAGAACTATCTGAAGGTTGTGTTACATCAGATGGATTAGTATATTCTTGTTGATCAGTTTCAACTTGATCTTCTGGTACTGTATTAGGTGCAGGAGTTAACTCATCTAATTGCTCAGCTTGTTCTGTTTCTGCTGCAGTAATAGTTTCAATTGGAATAGCTCTTGAAGCCTCATTAGCTTTAAAGTCTCTTTCACCAAGTGACCCCATATCCATGCGGCCAAACTCTGTATCTGATAAAGCTTTTACAACATCTTTAAATAAGAAACCATTATCTGTTACATCAGTAACCTCTAAATAGAATACATCTCCAGGATTAACTTTATTTTTAGAAGTATAAAATCTATGTGTTCCTTCCTGTCCTTCAATAGTAGCATCATAATTATAGGTAGTAGGTAAACCTTGTCTTTGAGTTTCAGATACTTTTTGAACAGTAATTTTTATAGATTTAGCTGGAGCATCTTTAATAACTCCAACCATTTTATCTTTAAACCTACGTATTTCTGATCTAATATCTTGTTGAGCTTTTTCTTGTGCTTTATTTACTTTAGAAGATCTTGCATCAGGAATAGCAAATCTAATATAAGAGTTGTATAATGGTAATCCTGTAGTTTTAGAAATTAAAATTCTAGGGTTTAAGCGTGTAAGAAAATCTTTATATGTACCGGACTTAACTAATTTACCATCTACATAATCATAGAAGTCACTAGTTAAGATACCATTCATATAATTTAGTTTGGCACCATACTTAGTTACCTTACCGTCTTTAATAGAAGCTTTACCTCCATTCAATACTTCTTTAATCTTATCAATACTTTGTTGGCTACCATCTAACGGTACAAAGTTTACTTTATTTACTAATGATTTATTAGCATTAAGTTCTGCCAAAGTATAATCTGCATAAACAAAGAAAGGCTTACCAGATTTAGATTTAACTAACTTATGTCTTCTAGTTGAAGTAACAAATGAAACATCTTGTTTGTCTTTATCAGTTTTTAAATTAACTACTTTGTCATTAAAGAACTGATTGTAAAAAGCAATTTTGTCTTCATTGCTGATAGAATCTGATTGTAATACTTGAGCAATTTTCTCAGAAATATCTTTTGGAATATCTGTTCTGTCTACTGGAAATGTTTCACCATTTATAGTAACAATTGCTGTACCGGAACGTAAACCATAAGCAGGCTCATTGAGTACTAAAAATGTATTTGTAGTATCTGACTGCATAGCAGCCGCATCAGATAAATTAATGTCTTGCTTTACTCTTTCATTTAATACACCTACACTAGCTCCTGTAACAAATAACAACGGAGCTTTACCGCTCATTGCTTGTTTCTTTAACTCATGTAGCTTTTTAAATTGAGCTTGTTGTTCTTTATCAATAGTTTTAACAAGTTCATTAAAGGTTGTATTTTCATTAGCCTCATACTGAGATATAGATTTATATCCCATAAGTCTAATTGTATTAATAGCCTCATCTTTAGGGCTAATAATTTGATCTTCTTTGTTATAGATATCCCTTACTGTGAATCTGTTATTTTGGAAGCGTACATCACGCATCATTTGATACACAGGTTTACCACCATTTTGTTTAGTAGTAACATCACCTTTTTGATTGAAGTATATTGTATTACCTGCTTCATCAGTAAGCACAAGAGCAAACAATTCATTCAATGGAGTAACATCATTCTTTTTTGTTTCCTCATCAGAAATACCAATCATTTTACCTACAAGAGCATCCGTATCTGGAGTTCTCTCATCTCTTGGTAAAGATGCAAGATTAACAACTTTTAATCTTAAAAATTTACCCTGGTAATTTATAGTAGCATCAATTGCTAAATCTTTAGCAATGTTTTGAATCTTTGATATAGTAAGTTTAATGTATGTCTTATTTGGATCTGGAGTTTCAATTACATCTTCAGCTTTATCATTTGGGTTCTTTGTAAGAAACTGTTGTAATGTTCCTGACAAAGCTGTAGTAGCTTTTAATCTATCATCTGAAGCTTTTGTAATTGGCTCTGGAATTTCATCAACATAATCTTCTTCTGATGGAGTATTAGCTTCATAGTCAGATACAGCATCAATAACTTCAGGAGTAAGTTCAGTATTAAACCTTGCATTAACTGCTTGCCACCCAGTATCTGGATTTCTATAAGCTTTAGCCATAGCAGCTAAATTCACACTTGGATCAATTTCAACAACATCAATAAGCTTAGCCGCAATAATATTGGCTAAGTATGGAAATTGTTGCATGTATTGTAATGCATTATCAACACCTTGCTTTTCAGCAATATTCTGATATAGATAATCCATATACCCATTAATGTCAAAAACTTCCCCTTGAGGAAGTGTTGACATTTTCTTGTATATTGTTTTTGCTAATGCATCAATATGTTTAGTACCAAGTGCGCAAGTAATTGCCATTATTCACAAATTTCTAGGTTAAATAAATTATCTTCTAAACTTTCAAGTTTAGAATTTTTAACATTATCTTCTAAGTTGTCTATATCTGTTTTAGCATATGCTGATGCCGCATCAGTTCCTTTGGTTAAAAAGTCTTTAACTTCAGGAGTAACTTCAACAACTTCTTCCGTTGGTTTCATAGTAGGGAGTTTTATTTTTTCTACAGTGCTATTTTCTAGCTGATCAAAGGTAAGGAAAATAGTCTCGTTTCCATTAACTTTTTGAACATTTACACCATCTTTTTGAATAGAAACTATAGTAACTGGAGTAGCTTGAGTTGCCCATGCAGCTTGAGATGCAAGAGACTTAGTAATAACTCTTGAACCATATTCTTCTGATGGAATACCTTCTTTAACAATACGCTCAAGAATAGACTTAGGAAGAGCATCAATAGTCTTATTTTTATAACCCATTTGGTTAAGCATAGATCTTAACTCAGGATTAATTTCTGTTACTACTTGGATACCTTCTTGCTCTTGTGTTTCTTCTGGTTTACCTACAATATCACTTAAGTCTGCAGTTTCTGCCGCATCAACAAAACTATATGTAGCTACTGGAGCTGTCTTATCTGTTACATCTGTAATACCAGAGAAGTCTTCTGCTACCTCAGCAGTTGCTTCAGCTTTAGGAGATGCTGGTGTTGCACCTTCAAGAGTATTCTTAGCTACTATATCTTCAGCTACATCATCCAATAGATCATACAGATATCTGATTTGATCATAGTATCTTTCAGCTGCAGCTTCAAGTTGACTTAATCTTGTGCGTTCTTCATCTTGTACTTTTTCTAAGAATTCTACATCATCAATTGTACTAAGAACTGCTTGTTCAAGTTTATCATACTCTGCTTTTAATCCAGCATATGAATCAGCTTTAGCAATAGAATTAGCATTAGTAGATTTAATTAAAGCACCAAGTTCATCTTTAGATAAGATTTGGAATCCAGTTTTCTTTTGGAAATCTGTCATTGCTTTATATCTTGAGTTCCAAACATTTAGATACTCTTTCAAATAAGCAACAGATTTAGAAATAGCATTTTTTAAAATAGAGATTAACTTTTCTACTGTAGTAAGTTTCTTCTCTAACTTAGAAATCTTTTGACGGATATCAGCTCTAGTAAGAACACTAAGATTTGGATCAGCTATCATATTATTATAATAGTCAATCTGGTTAGTAAGATCTTTTTTATTTGCTTCTACCACTTTAAGATCTGCTTTAAGTTCAGCAATTCTAGATAATGTAGCTTTTGCAAATGCAAACTCTCTTTCTACTTGGGCTTTAATGTCTCTTTTTAAAATTCTAGTCTTAGGTCTATTCTTGTATTTAAAATCTACAATAGCCTTAATCATTTCATTAACTTGCTGAGCATCACCCATTACAGCTTCAAGTTGTACACCGGTTAACTCTACACTATTGTCAAGTAAGTCTTGTAAGTGTTTAAGCGTATCCTTAATTGCACTTTCATCTGAGGCAAGTTTATTTTTCTTTTCAGTAAGTAATGCAACTCTTCTAGCAAGAGCTTTCTTAGCCTTCTCTCTTCTTGCTTTGATATCTTTATTAATATCTTCTACACTTTGAGTAGGTTCTGCTTTTGGTTCTTCAACCGGAGTTTCTTCAGAAGATGTATCTTCTTTAGCCAATGCTTCAGCTTCAGCATTCTTTGCAATATATCTTTCAACTAAATTAAGAGTAAACTGCGCTTTTAATACAGTTTCTTTTTCTTCATTTGTTCTTTCAGACTCAGGTTTTTTGTTAAGTCTATTATATTGAGCTCTAAGTTTTTTAGCTAATTCTTTAACCTCAGAAAGATCCATTGTTTCAAGATCATACTCTTGCCCTTCAAATACAATTGCAGGAGCACCGTTAGCTTCAGCTAGTCTTTGAGAAGCTTCATCTAACTTTTCTACATTGTATTCTTCAATAATATCTGCAGCAATTTTGTTAGTCTTTATGAATTCATCAAGCATGTTAAGTATTTCAACATCTTCCATTTCTGAAACCTGCTCAATTAACTTTTCATCAGTTTCTACATAATTGTTAAATGCATTACTTAAACGTGCTTGTAACTCTGGATCCATAGATTCATATGGTGAGTTTACAGTAAAGCGTACATATTCATTTTGTTGCAACTGTACATCATCTTCAAGCTTTTGGATATTAAGTCTAATGATGTCTTGTTTTCTTTCAGAGTATTGATTCTCTAATTTTTTAACTTCAACTGGATCTGGTTTAAGTTCTACTCTATAGATATCTCCAGAAGTAAACCCTCCGTCAAATTCATCTATAGTAATTTCCTCACCATTTTTATCTCCAAGTTTTAATACATCACCATCTTTATAAACAGTAACATCAGTTGTATCTTTTCCTTGTACTAGTTTAGCATCAATATAATCTCCGTCAACTAACTGTTCAGAGAGTTCTTCTATTGTAGCTAAGTTATTCTTTAATTGTAGTTTACCTTTTTTAACTACGCGTTCTGTTTTTGGTAATGCTTCAATTTCTCTAGCAAGCTCAATATCAAGATTTACTAATTCAGCATTAAGCATGTCATCCAAAGTTCTTGCATAAGTTCTTGGATCCTGCATCTTAAGTCTAAGAGCTTTTTCAAATAGATCTATATACTCATCATAATCCGGGTGACCTTCTCTAATTACTGCTTTTCTTGTTGCATCAAAGAACTCATTAGGAAGTGTACCATTTCTTTGGAACTCATATGCATCATCTGCACTAATGAATATATTCTTATCAGCAAGTTTATTTAAAAGAGTGTTAAGTTCACGAAGGTCTACTTCTTGATTAATTAAGCTCTCATAGTAATCTTTTCTATTATCATAAAGTTTTTGCATCCATGTGTAGTTTCTCTCCACATGCTCAGTAAAACTTTTTGGATTATGAAGCATATTGACATAAGAAGATAAAATATTAGCTTCTCTTCCTAATCTATAGTTATCCATTAATAATTCAAAAGCTTCTTCTGCTTTGCTATCAAAATAATCTTCATCATTAAGATTAGCAATAGATCTTAAGTACTCTTTATAAGCTACTTCAAGATCAGCTTCTGCTCTTGTTGTATTTTCTTCAGACTTAGACTTAACTCTAAGTTGTCTATCAATTTCTGCTCTTGCTTCTGCTTCAAGTTCTTTTGGATCAATAGGATTACCATCATCATCTATTTGGTTATCAAATAGACCTTGGCTACGCATCTTCTCAATCTGAGCTTCTTTATCTATTACATTATATTTAAAGTAATAGTCATAAGCTTTTTTAAGACCTTTAACAGCTTCAATCTTTCTTTCCCTCTTAGATATTTCATCTGGAGTAAGAGTATCTCTTTGAGAATCTAATTCACTTTGTAAAAGTTCAGCTTCATTTTTAAGTCTAGAAGGATTGAATAAAACTTGAACTTCAGAGTCTGACATTTTAGATAATGGCTTCTGACTTCTAATAGTTTTTTCAATGCTATCCATTCTCTTACGAGCGTTGTCATAGCTTTCATTCATGAATATAGCATTTGCTTTTGCTACATCCCATGCTGATGAAAAAATTGCAGCTTTTTTATAAGCATCTGTACCTTTTTGATATCCACTTAAATCCACAGGATTAGGATATCTAGATTCCATTTGCTCATATCTTTCAGATATCTTATCTACTCTTGATAAAATTTCATCAACTCTTTGTTGATATTCAAGACCTTTACCTTTTTCTAACCCTAGTTCTACTTCTATTTCTTCTGGGGTCATTTCTTTAACCGCAGCAATATTTTCTCTGAAGTAACCAATACTATTAGTTTGTAAAGCCGAAGTTACTGCACTTACTAAAGCTTCATCTTCAGCATCAAGTGTTTGTTTTTTATTGCCCGAATTTCTAATATTTGCTATTTTATTTTGATTAGCATAATTAAAAATCTTTGAATCAAAGAATTGTTTAGGATCAGAATATAATGCATTTAATTGAGCAGCTACTTGTTTACCATAATTAGCTTTTTTTGCTTTGTAATCCTCAAAAGCTTCTGCATCAAATATCTTATTATAACCTAAACTTAACCACTCAACACTTTTATTTAATGGTCCAGCAAACATACCCATTACAAATCCAGATGAGAATGTTTCAAATCCTTTTTCTGTAAATGGATTTTCTTCAGCCCACTTTTCTGAAAAATAAGAGTATTTATCTCTCATTGCATTTGTAGTAGTTCCCTGTGCATATAAATAAGATCTTACTGCTGGATTATTAAAAGCATCCGTATAGTATCCTTCCATTGCACCTGCAATAGTTTCTTGCAAGTTTTCTTGAATACCTTCAGTAATATTAGATTTAAAATAATTAAGAGAACCTTTAGCACCTTTAATAGCTAAGTCTTTAGCAGCAGTTTTAAAACCTACATCTTTTAATGTTTCTAGGTAAGTTTTAAAACTTCCGTCAAGATATTTAAACTCTCCTTTTGTCATTTTTCCAGCAGCATCTTTTGCTTTTTGGAATACAACCTTTCCGGCATTTTTGAATTCTACAATATCTTGTGTGGCATTTCTTAAAAACTTAGATCCCCCACCTTTAGGATTTATAATATTAGGGAAAGTAATTTTGTTACTACCATATATTAGAGCAGTGTTCCAAGCAATTGTTTCTGCAGAAGCTGCTTTTGCTTGTTGTTCAAATGCTTTTTGAATTTCATTAGAAGGAGCCTTACCATTTTTCTCATAGTATTTATCATATAGATTATCATACACAGAGTTTTCAACCATACCTCCTTCTAATCTTGCTTCTGCAAGTGCAAGGTTAATACCTTTAACATCTCTATAAAATCCACCCGCAGTTTTAGATAATGCAGCAAGACCGGATAAGTTATCAAACTTACCAATCTTATATACATCAGCTACAGCTTCAAATGTGTTTGTAAGTGGATTAAAGAATTGTCCAACTTTACTATTAGCTGCATTATAAAAACTTCTTGCGGTTTGTGAATTACCTAAGGCTTGAAGACTATTTCTAAATAAATCTCCGCCTTTATCTAGCATAGTAAATTTAGAAAAAGCTTTACCAATTCTTTGTAAATTAGCCGCTGTTCTTGCTGCTAGTACACCTCCAGTTGCACCTTCAGTTGCTCCGGTTATCAATGCTTCTGCTGCAAACTCTGCTACAGCTTCTGTCATAATACCAGCTGTATAACCAAAGTTCATTAAAGCATTGTTCATAAAACCAGATACACCACCTTTAGTAGATTGACCTATACCAGCTGCTTCTTCATACAGTCTTGCATCTTCAGTATCACCACTAAAGTCACCTTGCATCATTTTCCAAAGACTCTTAGGAGCTGACTTGAAACCTTGCCAAGCTAGTGGAAAGAATGAGTATTGCATCATTCTTGTAAAGTCATTCCAACCTGTAGTTCTCTCATTAAAGAGAGCTTCATTATCTCTTAGTGGAGTAAAACCAATTTCATCAAATTTTTCTTGACCATATGCAGCATATCTCTTATAATAAGAGTTGCCTCCAGAACCAGCATTGTATGAGTACATCTTAGCATACTGATTTTGATCTTGGTTTGCTTGAAGAATAGATTTACCATAATCATGTAAACTACTTTGTATATCTTCAAATCTAGGTGTCTTACCTTTTGGTCTAACTATATTTTTTTGAATACTTAAGTTAGGCCTATCTATTCTATCAAATGTAGGAATAGGAGAATTATAACTTCCAGGGTTAGGAAAATTAATTTCAGGCATAGATATTCTATCACCCTCAAAAGGTTGGTAACTTTGTATATCTAAGTTAGGTCTATTGATTCCACCAAACTGTGGTCCCAAAGAATCTAATGCACTGAAGTTATCAGTATTATTTTCACTGGCCATTATAATAATATTGGTTGCTTGCTTTTATATAATCAAAGTAATCAATTGCCATTTGATTTCTTGCTGACGTTAAATTATTACCATATGAGGTTTGGTTCTCAGTAATCTTAGTCATTACATATTTACCTGTTTCTGGGTTCCACAATGGATATTGTGTAGTTACTGTATAATCCCCCGTACCAAATTCATTTTTAGTAATATCAATTCTATATCTTCCATCAAGTGGATCTGAATAAGTATAGCTACCTTTTGAATCAACATAAGCAGATAGCGGATCTTTAAATGATGATTTGTACATACTATTATTCATAGATTTAGAATCTGTCATAATGTTAATACCATTCTTTAGAATTGATTGATACTCTTGTTGAGTAAGCAAATTATTCTTTTGATCTTTATCTGTAGATACATATTGTTTAAGCCATTCATTTGTTGGCTTAATAATTACAGCTGCTCTTTTTGTACTTCCTGTTGCAACTGGAGCTACAGCTAAAGTAAATGTACCAACCTTTGATTTAGGTGAGTTCATATCTGCTTGTAATTGAGATAATAGTGCTGCTACTTTAGCGTTCTTAGCCCCACCAACTTGATCCCAATTTGTTTTAGAATAACCTTGAAATGATGCTCTTACTTTAGTTGTATCACCAAAGTCCATATTTCTTAAGTCATTATAAACTTCACCATAGTATTTTCTACCATAGCTACTTCTTGGATTAATTTGAAGAGCAGTTGCTCCTTCAGAAAATACACCGGTACCTTTTGTATAGAACTGAGATAATCCTACAACAGGTTTTCTTACAACCTTTTCAGATCTCCAAGCTTCATCGGCAGCAGTTAGCATTTCTTTATAATCAACATTAGCAGTCCTACCAAGTTTATTATAAACAGCAGCTTTAAATTCTTTCTCAGTTCTTAAAGTTCCTGATTGATCATATAAGAATGCAGCATCTCCGTATCCATTTTTCATAAGTTGTCTTTCAACAGCTTTAGTAGATTCTTGTCTCCATGCTCTATCCTCTTTTACATAATTGATGTAATCTTGAAATTCTACGTTAGATGCAACAATCTTTTTAGCTCTATCACCTTTAAGCTCACTTAATTGTGAATTAGATCTAATCCAGTTATCATATCTATCTTTAATATTTTCAAGATCTTTAGCACCAATTTCTCTTGTTAAAAAAGCTACAGGATTGTTTTGTAGTTTTTTATTAAATTCAGTAAGACTGATATTTGGATTTTTGTCATAATGTAAAATCTCATTTAATTTTTGTTTTGAAATTTTACCATTATTGTATAGTTCAAATAAAGTACTAACTGTATTCTTAGCCCAAGGCATTGCTGCATCAGTAGTTTTCATCTTAACCATATCGCGGCTAAGACCTATGGCATTTTGTTTATCTGTTGCAGATCCTTTAGCATTCTTAATTACAAAGAAGTTCTTTTGATCTTCATAAGGAACAGCTTGATTATTCTCATCATAGTAATGGGTACCTGCAGCAACTCTAGCTTTGTCAGCTTCTCTTTTAGCTGCCATGTTTTCTTTAAGCATAGCAACTTCTTTAGCTCCTTGGATGCGCATTCTTGTAAGAGCAGCATTTTGTTGAAACTTCTCCTCATTTACTTTGTAGATATTAGCATCAAGATCTACTTTAGAGTTTCTATATGCAAGATAATGTGCTGCCTCACCTAATGCTTTTTGCATTAATGAAGATGCTACACCATTATCAACTTTAAATCTTAATGATTCAATATCACCATAAGGATTTTTAAAGCCATTTGAGCCAGATGAATTATTTACTTGACCACCATTAAGTAAGTCATTTTCTTTTTTAGCTCTTTCAAGAACTTGACTGTTGATGTCTTTGTTCATTTTAAGAGCCTCTAATTGTATTTTAGCATCTGGACCTGCAGTACCGTTATCTATTTGTTTTTGGATATCTGCAATTCTTTTATCATAGGTACCTTGGTTCTCTTGGAGTTGCATGTACCTTAGATTATTTTGTGCTTTGAGAACATTAAACTGATTCTCTAAGTACTTCATCTCAGCAGCATTCTCATCACCATTGAACTGAGCAGCATTACTCTTAGCAAATGTTTTTCTATCCACATATGCTTGAGTCTTATACATCTCTTGTACAGCCGGATCATTACCCAATCTAGATTCAAATAACTTAGTTAATGGTTCTTCTAGCTGTTGACCATTTTTAGATTTGATCAACCATCTACCATCCTTACTAAAGTTTACAGATTCAATATCACCAAAGTCTTTAGCAATGTCCATAGCTTTTGCTTGTACATCTACAAATGGTGTATATGCAACATTACCAAATGACATTGCCTTATCATCAGCAGCATTTTTAAATTCTTCTTTTAAGAATTGCATTGCTGCCACACCGGTACTCCAGTATTGTTTATTTCTTTCTGGATCTGAAGAACCTTTAAGTGCTTCCGCTCTACTCATTTCTGAGTTATAGTTTTTAGTCCATACCATATCTTTGATGAGATTCTTATCATCATAGAAAGGTTTAAAAACTTGAAGTGCTTGTGAAGCATTCTGTTCTAGAGATAAATCTAGTTGAGATACTCTCTGTAAATTAAATTCAGCATTTTTAATATACTGGTCTCTATTTTTAATATTACTATCTCTGGTAAGATCAGCATAGTAATATTTTCCGTACATGTCATTTAAAGCTTTCCAGTTTGAATCATACTGGGTTTGCTTTGTTTGCATTACATTACCATAGAAGTTTAGGTCAGGCTGAAAAGGCTGAAACTGTGGTATATAATCTGTGACACCCTGAAGGTAAGTTGCCATAAGTTCTTTCTTCTATATTATAAATATATCAAAATTTTTTAAGTTTAATAAACTTAAAAAGTTTATTGCTAGAGGGTTACAGCTGGAAACACTGTATAAATAAATCCTCCATCTTCAAACATTGTTGGTCCACCATACTTCTTAGCACCAAGTCTAGCTTTAACTAATGCATCAATGGTACTTTGTTTAAGACCAGCTTTTTCTAATTCTCTGATATATTCAATATCATCTTGACCAGGTTTTGTTGGATTAGGTGTTTTAGGTGTAGGAGTATATTGTACTCTACCTCCAGATAGTGGATCTACTTGATAGTTAGGATACATTTGATTTAATGCA